CTTCACAGGGAGCAGGTTCCAAAGCCTGAGTTTGGATCTACAGAGTATTTTGATGAGATGGAGAGGGAGATGGAGAAGGACATGATTGCAAAGGCCCAGAGGGTTGAGGATTCAGAAGAAGCAGAGTGGTGGGAGGTGAATTGACCAAGGAAGAGTATCTGGACAGTTTGAAGGACATTGTAGGAAAGAAATGGTACATGACAGATGATAACAGAGAGATCTTCATCACCATTGACAAGTCTCACTATGAACAACCTTGGTTGGTAAGTATTGCACAGGAGGGTAGTCCTCCACGGAATGATTTGATAGTTAGGGGATTACCTTACGATTTTTGTAGTGTTTGGTTTCGTGGGCGTGAAATTAGAAGTTCAGAAAAATGCAAAAAATTAACACAACTAGCGAGGGACTATGCCGGGATATCATAAGAAGATGAAGAAGAAGGGTAAGGGGAAGAAGAAATGACAATGACCAAAGCACAGAAGATTAAGAAGTTGAAGGCTCAGAAACCGGGTCTTTACAGGAACATCAACTTAAAGAAGTTGGGTGCAGGAAAGACGAAGAAAAAGAGAAAACCCGGACAGAAGGGAGCACCCACGAATGCTGCTTTCCGTAAGTCTGCCAAGACTGCAAAGAAAAAATGAAAGAATTGACCAAAAGACAGAAAGACACTCTGTCAAGGCATTCTAAGCATCACACTCAGAAGCACATGGCAATGATGAAGAAGTTGATGCGTGGAGGAAAGACGTTCACTCAGGCACATAAGGATGCAATGAAGAAGGTGGGTAAGTAATGGCAACGTATCAGGGGAAGAAGGTTTCTCTGAACAAACCCATCAGGACTTCTGGTGAGTCTAAGAAGTTCAAGGTTTATGTGAAAGATGGGGGGAAGGTGAAGGTGGTCAGGTTTGGAGATGCGAATATGAAGATAAGGAAATCCAATCCTGCAGCACGGAAGTCTTTCAGGGCAAGGCATAACTGTGCAAACCCCGGTCCCAAGACAAAGGCCCGTTACTGGAGTTGTAAGAACTGGTGATGTTTAATAAAGAAGAGAAAATAATCTTGAAAGATGAAATGAACTTGAGGGAGATCAGGGAGATGATCACGTTCCTCAAGGATTCAAATGTAAGAACTTTTGAAGGTATGGGTATTTCAGTCGAGTTCAATGTAGAGATGGATGAACAACCACAGGTGGTTCCGTTTAGAGACCCTGTGGAGAGTGACATGGTAACTTCTCATTTTAATACATGATGTTTTGGTGGGAATCAGATCTTGATAACTGTCATGAGGAGTTGATGGGAGTAATCAGTCAACTCAATGACACCCATTATGATCGGATGATGGCAAATCTGGACTTTCTCAGGGTTTATTCTCAGAGGAGGTATGATCTGCAGGATTTCAAGCAGGGTTTGGTCAAGACTGCGAGTTATTCATTAGACAAACGTGATGACATGAGGATGAGGATGAATGTCACACAGTCGATGATTGACACCATCACATCCAAGATTGGGAAGAACAGACCCAGACCAATGTATTTGACAGAAGGAGGTGATTATTCTCTGAAGAATAAGGCCAAGATGATGGGCAGAATGATGGAGGGAATGTTCATGCAGACGAAACTGTATGAGTTGATGCCCAAAATCTTCCAAGATTCCTGCATTTTTGACCTTGGGGTACTCAAAATCTACCCAGAAAACGATAAAATTGAGGTAGAGAGGGTTTTTGCGAACGAAATCCTCTGGGATATGAATGATGGGTTGTATGGAGACCCTCAGTCACTGTATCAGGTCAAAAAAGTACATAAATCGTATCTTTTGGACCGTTTTTCAGGGTTTACGACACAAATAGACCGTTTAGGATCAGAAAATCAGGAAGAAACACCAGATTCAGACTTAGTTGAGGTTGTAGAAGCATGGCATCTGCCTGTAAACAAGGATTCAGAGGATGGAAGACACGTTATCTGTGTAGAAGGAGCCACACTCTTGGATGAGGACTACCGCAGGGATAAATTCCCTTTTCTGTTCCTCAAATGGAGTGATTCCGTTGTAGGTTTTGGTGGAATCTCCTTAGCAGAGCAACTTTACCCTGTTCAGAGAGAAATCAACGCATTGTGCATCAGGATTCAGCAATCCATGCACTTATTGAGTGTTCCAATGGTATTTCTTCAGGCAGGAAGCAAAGTTGCCCCCTCACACATCAGAAATCAACCCGGAACGATCATTCATTACAATGGTCAACCTCCAGTGGTTTACACTCCCTCTGCAATGCATCCAGAGGTGTATAACCATCTGGACAGACTCTACCAGAGGGCATACGAGATCTCAGGGATCTCAGAGTTATCTGCCACAGGAAAGAAACCTGCAGGGTTGGAATCCGGGGCTGCATTAAGAATCTATCATGACATCGAAACTGAGAGATTCATCCTCATAGGAAGACGATACGAGCAAGCATTTATGAATGCTGCAGAGCACTATTTTGATCTGGCAGAAGATGTGGTTGAGGAGAAGGGTTCCTTCCCGGTTCAGACCACTTACCGCAGAGAGATGACCAAGGTTGATTTTGAGAAGATACGATTGGCACGGGATGAGTTCATCTTAGAACCTTATCCTGTATCAATCCTCCCCTCCCTACCTGCAGGAAAGTTGCAGACCGTTCAGGAACTGATCAATTTGAAGGTCATTGACAAAAGAGAGCAGATTACAAAACTGCTGGACTTCCCAGACCTCAATTCAGTTACACAGGTTTATGAAGCAGCAGAAGCAGATGTGGAGTGGAGGATCAGCAAGATCTTAGATGATGGAGAGTATGTGGGTCCAGAACCTTACATGGATCTGAACTTAGCCAAACAGAGGTTTCAATTAGCGTACTTGGAAGCAAGACAGAAGGGTGTGGATGCAGACAAGATTGCACTCTTGGATGAGTTCATAGTCCAGACCCAGACCATGCTCAATCAGGCACAGTTACAAGCACAGTTACCGCAGGGACTTCCTGAATCACCTGCTCAATCCCCTGCAGGGGAGGTTCCTGCACCAACGGATCTGATGCCAGAAATGCCACAGACTCCAGAGACACCTGAATCGCCATTACCAATATGACCGAAGAGACTGCAGTAGTTGAAGAGACTGTGGAGGAGACTCCGCAACTATCAGAACAGGCACAACAATTCTTCAGGGACAAGGGTCTTCTCAAGGAAGAACCTGTGGAAGAAGTAGTTGAGGAACCTGTAGCAGAAGAGGTTGAAGAAGCAGAACCTGAGAAGGAAGAACCCAAGGTTTCCAAAGCATTCCAAGAGGTTGCACGGAAGAAGAGGGAACTCTTTCAGAAGGAACAGGAGTTAAAGGATCAAAATGATGATCTGGGTAAGCTCAAGGAAGCAAGAGACTTAATTGAGCAGGGTAAGCATCTGGAAGCATCTGAGGTGTTAGGGTCCAACTATGAGTCCATGACAGATCAGGTGCTTGGCAGATCCAGTGAGAAGACTGCACTGCAGAAGATGCAGGAGGAGATCTCACAGTTGAAAAAAGAAAAGTTTGAATCAGATAAGCAGAAGCAGAAGGAGTTAGCATCTCAGGAGGTGCAGTCTTATGTTTCTGAGTTGAAAAGTGTAGTTGAGGAATCAGAAAAGTATCCGCTTGTGACATCCTTCTGGGATGAAGCACAGCAATCCATTCTGGATATTCAGAAGCACTATGCTATGAATGGTGGGGAGACCCTCACCAATGAGGAAGTCTTGGATCAGGTTGAGAAAACCTACCGTGATTTCATGGATAAAGCAGTTCAGAATGAAAAAGTGAGGTCTATCTATAAAATAGGTTCACCCTCCGAAAAGCCATTGGGTGAAGTCCAAAAAAGTCAGTCGAGGACACTTTCTAGTAAAGGAACATCCCGAATGAGGACTTCTGAAACCAAAACTGGACCTGTTTCCAAACATGAAGCCTTGGAAAGAGCAGTTCAGGCATTCAGAGAGACCAAATCGGGAGTATAAAATGACTTTCAATTTGGAGTATACCAATGGCATCAGCCACAAATATGACGGCATGGGATAATGCCCTCAAAATTTACTATCAAGATAAACCTGTAATAGACACGGTTTATAAGAATCATCCCTTTTTAACCTTGGTCCCTAAGAATCCTAGATTCAAAGGGAAGTCAATGCCGATTCCTGTAATTTTCGGTAGACCTCAAGGGGTATCAGCAAACTTTGCAAATGCTCAAAGCAACGCAAGTGCAACTCAGGTAGCAGAATTCCTGCTCACCCGTAAGAAGCACTATGGAGTTGCAACTGTGGACGGGGAGACACTCCTTGCATCACAGGGTAATGAGTATGCATTCTTGGATGCTGCAACCACAGAAATTGATCAAACTGCAAAATCTGTTGGAGATGCACTTTCCCGGCAACTGTTCAGGTCATCTGATGCAGCAATCGGAAAGGTCAACAACTCATCTTTTGGTGTGACCACACTGGATCTTGTAACCGATTCTGATGCACTCAACTTTGAGATCGGAATGGTGCTACAGGTTTCTGCCACACAAACTGGAGGTTCTGTTCGTTCAGGAACTTTGGAAGTGTCTGCAGTCTCTAGAGATGCAACATCCAACCAAGTGACGATGACAGGCAACCTGTCTGCAGGAATTTCTGCAATTGCTCAGAATGACTTTGTGTATGTTCAGGGCAACTATGATGCAGGAGTTTCAGGTCTTGCAGATTGGATTCCTGCTTCTGCTCCCGGTGGTACTGCATTCTTTGGTCAGGACAGATCCAAAGATCCAAGTCGATTGGGAGGTCAGAGACAGGCTTTCTCAAGCACCCGTGAAGAGACCATCATCAACGGTCTTGGATTGGCAGCAAGAGAAGGTGGAGCACCTGATCACATCTTTGTTTCTTTCACAGATTTCATTGCACTTGAGAAAGAACTTCAGTCTACAGTTCAACGTGAAGTTGATCCTGAAACTGGTTCTGGATACAGGTCACTGGAAATGTATGCACCTTATGGAATTGCTAAAATTATTCCTGATAAGGACTGCCCTGTGGGAGTTGCATACGCACTTCAGATGGATACATGGCAACTTGCTACCATCAACGAAACTGTCTCCATCATTGATGTTGATGGGAATCGGATGCTTCGTCAGTCTTCAGACGATGGAGTAGAAATCAGAGTTGGATTCTACGGACAACTTGGTTGTTCTGCTCCCGGTTTCAATTGCCGAATCGCCTTAGCATAAAGGAGAAAAATGGCATCGAGAGTCTTTAGGGACGTTCAGGCTTTAAATCCTGAAGTCAAAATAATTGCAGGGTCTTTCAAGACCAACGCAAGTTCTGATCCCGTTGCAGCCGATAACACAGGCAAAGGTTGGTCTGTGGCACGGACTGCTACAGGAACATGGACTGTGACCTTGGAAGACACCTACGTTGAACTCATCAGTGGACAATGTTCGTTAGCACATAACGCAGCAGGAGATCATAAGCTCCAATGGGGAGCAATTGATGTTGCGAGTGCAAAGACCCTAGTGATCAGAAACATCACAGGGACTTCTGCAGCCGATCTTGCAGTGAATGCTAACAATCGAGTTCACTTTGCTCTGTTTCTCCGTAACACGGATGTGACATAAAGGAGCAATATGATGGGATCAGAAGCAGCAACCATCATTCTTGGACCCCTCAAAGGATCAATGGGGGGTTCAGATTCCTTTCATCAGGAGTCTGACAAGGAAGAGATGGAAGAGTATTCGTACTCTGATGAGCAAAAAGAGATGGCAAAAGAACTCGTCAAAGCAGTCAAAGGTGGAGATGAGGAGACCGTCCTAATGGCAATTCACGGAATCATGATGAGCTATGACTGATCTGGTTTCTTTAACAGAACTTAGACTCCTGACCCGTCAACGTGCAGATCAGGAAAACAGTCAGTTTGTGAACGATACAGAACTCACACGGTATCTCAATAACTCATGGGGGGAACTCTACTCCTTGATCAATGAGAACTTCAATGAGGACTATTTCACCACAACAAGCACTGTGTCTATGGTCTCTGGCACAGATACCTATGATCTTCCATCAGATTTCTACAAAATGAGAGGAGTAGATCTTGTGGTTACATCCACAGAATCTGTTCCTCTCAAACGGTACAATTGGGCACAGAGAACCCGTAATGCACTCACAGTGTATGCACGAGACTACAAGTACCGTGTTCAGAAGGGTTCTATTGTGTTCAGTCCAGTTCCATCAACTACGGATTCAGTCAAACTTTACTACATACCATCTCCCAAGAGATTGCTTTCCAAGGATACCACTGCAATCACCAGAGGGACATCAACCATGTGGACCACAGGTTCTCATGAGTTTGTAGTAGGAGATTTGATTACAGGTCAGAACTTTCTGGCAACCGATTACAATGTAGATCAGACGGTCACTGCAGTAGGAGCAAACACCGTGACTACAGACCTTGATTCTTCAGGTCTGGCAGATCCTACAAGTTATGGAAGCATAGAGTCCCGTTTTGATTTCTACTCAGGATGGGATGAGTACATCATTATAGATTCTGCAATCAAGATCATGATCAAGGAGGAAGCAGATGCAACGGCACTTCTTCTCCAAAAGAATCAG